AAACAGCATTTACTGGTGAGACATACGGTGATGTAGTTATACAGCTAGTTAAGGTAACAGCAGAGCGAGATAAGTGCGCAAGCCAAGTAGATAATCTCAATAAGTGGATTAATCAAACCAAGACCGCCAATTAAAGTGCGGTCTTTTTTTATCAATAAAAACAACAGGAGCAATTATGCTAACAATCAAAATTATACAAGACGGTGTAACGTCAATTACTGAAAGCAATAGCTTTGTATTTTACGATGAGACTTCTCGTGAGTTCGAAGAGATGACTAGATTGGCAGACAAATTAAAAGAGAGACCTATCACACTTAACGGCATCTACTACACTCAACCAATCTATGGAGACCAAGAGTGTAAAGAGGTTATCCGTGAGGAATCAATCTACTGCTCGGCAAGAAACAATCCAACATCAATCTTTGGTGTAATAATTGATTTTATACCGGACGATGAGTACGGCGATCAAGGCATTGAGAAAGAGATTGCATACAGATTAATTGGGGATGGAGACCACATCTACGTTACCAATGAGCAAGGTAAGACGGTTTTTAATATTTAAGTAAGGATTTCCTATGTCAGACGTGAAAGGAAAATCCACGTCTGATGGCGTGGGGAAGAAAAAAACTGGTCGCCCATCATCTTATGTAAAGGAAGTGTCTGATGATATTTGTCAGCTTATCGCTCAAGGTGAAAGTTTGCGTAAGATTTGTAAGCGTCCTGGAATGCCAAGTTTATCAATGGTATTTCGTTGGTTGAATGAACAAGCTGAATTTCGGGATCAGTACGCGCGTGCGCGCGAGAACCAAGCCGATTTTTTGCTTGAGGAAATGTTGGAGATTTCAGATCTTGCTACTCCCGAAGATGTTAGCGTAGCTAAGTTGAGAGTTGATGCTCGTAAATGGTACATCACCAAAGTCGCCCCTAAAAAATATGGCGATAAAGTAACGCAAGAAATCACCGGTGTTAATGGGGCGCCGATTGAGCAAAAAATATCTATGGATTTATCAAGGTTAAGTGTCGATGAACTCAAACTTCTTAGAGAGCTTAAATCTAAAGCAACTGAATGCAATGATAGCTCAAAAGAGCTTGATTGATTTCACCTTGCAAACCAAACCTGACTTTGTAACAGGATGGTTCAATATTCTCATTGCAAAAGAGCTGCAGCAGTTCTACCAAGATGTAATAGATGGCAAGCAACCTCGATTAATGATATTTGCTCCGCCTCGTAGTGGTAAAAGTGAATTATTTAGTCGTCGTTTTCCTGCTTGGGCTTTTGGTAAAAATCCTGACTTGCAGATGATTGCCTGTTCTTATTCTGCTGATTTAGCTAGCCGAATGAATCGCGATGTACAGCGAATAATGGATGACGAGAGCTACCACGATATATTCCCTGAATCATCCTTAAATGATAAACGCATTGCGGCTGTCTCAGGCCAGCCTTTGCGTAATAGTGAGATTTTTGAAATTGCGGGCCACAAAGGCGCTTATCGCTCCGCTGGTGTTGGTGGCGGTATTACAGGGATGGGGGCGGATATAGCCATTATTGACGACCCTGTAAAAGATGCTAAAGAGGCTAATTCTCAAACAGTTCGAGATGGCGTTTGGGATTGGTACACAACCACGCTTTACACGCGTTTATCACCAAAATCTGGTGTGCTATTAGGCATGACAAGATGGCACGAGGATGATTTGGCTGGTCGATTAATCGAAGAGATGAAGAATGGTGGCGACCAATGGCGCATAGTGAAATTTCCTGCGATTGCCGAAGAAGATGAGGAGTTCCGCAAAGAGGGCGAACCATTACACCCAGAACGATTTGATTTAGAGCGATTGAGTAAAATTAGAAAGGCTGTTGGCTCTCAAGCGTGGAATGCTTTATATCAACAAAGACCATCTAATAAGGGCGGTGGCATTATTAAAGGCGCTTGGTTTGGTCGATACAAAATCCCTCCACTGATTAAAGTCAAAGCAATCTACGCTGATACGGCACAAAAAATTAAACAGCACAATGACTATTCAGTCTTTATTGTCGCAGGCAAGGGAACGGATGGAAAAGTTTACATTCTCGATCTTGTTAGAGGGAAATGGGAAGCGCCAGAACTTGAGCAGACATTAAAAGATGTTTGGGCTAAACACAAGGCAAGAAAGGACACTGGGATATTAACTCGAGCAAATGTGGAAGATAAAGCCAGTGGAACAGGATTAATTCAGGCTATACGCAGAAATAATCAAATTCCAATCTCACCAATTCAAGTTGATGCAGATAAGTACACGCGTGTTTTAGGCATTCAAGGATATATTGAGAGCGGTTATGTGATGATACCTGAAAATGCTCCTTGGGTAGCGGATTTTATTAGTGAGTGCGAGGCATTTACCGCAACAGATAGTCACGCGCACGATGACCAAGTCGATGCACTTGTAATGGCAATAACGGATATTTTAGGGAAACCTAAATCACTACTGGATTTATAAGATGAATATTTTAGATGGCATCAAATCACTTGCGCTGAAGTTAGGCAGTAAACAAGAGCAAACGTATTATGCTCGCGGGATGAGTTTAACCGATGACTTAATGCAGATTGAAGCATTATGGCGTGATAACTGGATTGCAAACAAGGTATGTATTAAACGCTCGGAAGATATGGTACGTAATTGGCGCGATATTTTCTCGAATGACTTAAAATCTGAACAGCTAGACGATTTCACTAAGCTTGAGCGCAGATTAAAACTACGTGAGACATTAACTAAAGCGCTGCAATGGTCTAGCCTGTATGGCTCAGTGGGTTTATTGGTTGTAACCGATACTATTAATATCACCTCACCGTTACAGCCTACAGAGCGATTAAAACAATTAATTATCTTGCCTAAATGGAAAATCTCACCCACAGGGCAAAAAGATGATGATGTGCTTTCACCAAACTTTGGTCGATATAGTGAATATACCATCACTGGCGGCACACAATCTGTTTTAGTACACCATTCTCGCTTATTAATTATCAATGCCAATGATGCGCCGTTATCTGATAACGATATTTGGGGTGTATCAGACCTTGAAAAGATTATTGATGTGCTTAAACGCTTTGATAGCGCCTCTGCGAATGTGGGCGACCTTATTTTTGAAAGTAAAATCGATATTTTCAAAATCGCAGGGTTGTCTGACAAGATATCTGCAGGCTTAGAAAATGATGTCGCTCACGTTATTTCAGCGGTACAGTCGATTAAATCGGCGACAAATAGCTTGTTGCTTGATGCAGAAAATGAGTACGACCGAAAAGAGCTATCCTTCGGTGGGTTAAAAGATTTACTGACAGAGTTTCGCAATGCGGTGGCAGGTGCGGCAGATATGCCTGTCACCATTTTGTTTGGGCAATCTGTTTCGGGATTGGCAAGTGGTGATGAGGATATTCAAAACTATCATGAATCCATTCATCGGTTGCAAGAAACAAGATTGCGCCCTGTGCTTGAAGTGCTTGATACATTGCTATGCAATGAATTATTTGGCGGGCAGCCAGATGACTGGTGGTTTGAATTTTTACCATTGACGGTGGTGAAACAAGAGCAACAGGTCAATATGCTTAACACCTTTGCGACAGCGACAAATACGTTAATTCAAAATGGTGTAGTAAATGAATATCAAGTGGCAAACGAACTCCGAGAAAGTGGTTTATTTGCCAATATCTCTGCTGATGACATTGAGGAAATGAAAAATGCTGATGAACTTGCCAGAAATTTTGAAGAACCAGAAGGCGAAAACACGCAAGTTCAAGCCAGTGAAAATGAGCAAGAGAACGGAGCTTTGGTATAGACAACAGCTTAAGCATTTCGTCAAAACAATGACCGATGATATAGAGAGAGCCATGCAACAACCGCAAGGCTCTTTTTTTATGGATGATGCAAAAGGATTTCAGGCGATTAGTGCGAAAGCGCTGATGAAAGTATTAGAAAAGTACGAAAAATCTGACCGCACTTCACAGGCCGAAAATATCGCCAATGGCTTTGTTAGCCGTGGCGATGCACAAAACCATGCTGAAGTGTCAACCAATTTAAAAAATCAAACTGGCATCGATTTATCCGCCTATTTGCGCAATAGTCCAAATATTGTAGAAAGGGTAAATGAATTAACGGTAAGTAACATCCAATTAATCAAATCCATTCGCACGCAATATCTTGATAAGGTGCAAAATGCCGTCATGCAAGCAATGGTTCAGGGGTCATTGAATAAAGACTTAGCCGAACAACTCAAAAAACTAGGGAAAGATGTAGAAAGTCGTGCAATGCTTATTGCTCGAGACCAATCCTCAAAATTAAATGCGGCATTAACTCGAGCTAGACATGAAGAGGTTGGCATAAAAAAATACATGTGGTCAACATCGGGTGATGAGCGTGTGCGCGAAAGCCATGCGGAAAAAGATGGGCAGATATTCGAATATACCAATCCGCCTGCCGATACTGGTCACCCTGGTCATGATGTTAATTGTCGATGCGTCCAGATTCCGGTGCTTGATGTTGAGCAAGAAAAACAAATAACAGAACAGTACGAAGTAGATAAGGTAAAAGAAGTCATATCTCCTTCTCAATATAGATATCATGTAGGAGATATAGAGCAAAATCCTGTTGCTATGGAATTTGTAAAAAAATATAACCTTTCTACTAAAGAGGCTGTTTCGATCAGAGATTATACTGCTCACAGTTATGCAAAAATAAACTCTCAATTAAGAGAAGATAAAACCACGCCTTCAATACTCATGATGGCTAAAGTTATTAATAATGCACTAAATAAAATGCCGTCTTACCAAGGTAAAGTTTGGCGTGATGTTGATTTACCAGATAGTGTATTATCTTCATATGTTGTTGGAAGTGTTGTAATAGAGAAGGGATTTTCAAGTTCTAGCTATAGTGATGAACGCTTTAAGAAGTTACCTCATAGGTTGCTAATTCACAGTAAGAGCGGGAAAATAATTCAAAGCTTAAGTGTATTACCTAATGAAGATGAAGTATTATTTAAATCAGGCACCAAATTTAAAGTGTTAAAACGTACTCAAACTAAAAGCTATTTGCTGGTTGAATTACAGGAGCTCTAAATGCGAAAAGAATATACAGATGATGCTCTTTTCAAGAGAAACACGGATCGCCGTCATTCTGGTGAAAAAATTAAACTGTCTGAATATCTGATGCTATGGATGTATGAGTTACTGACAAAGCCAGTAGAGTTTGGAATGAGAGATGCAGTCTTGTATCGCATCCATAAAAAATTTACTGATGAAATGACTTTTGATGACACGGTAAAAGAAATGGATCGTCTTATTGGTGAGGCTGAAAAAGCAGAAAGCCAATCTAAATCTTATGATGAGATTGTAGATATGCTTTGGGCAAGAGATGGCAAAGAATGAAACGTAATTGGGATTTAATTCGCTCTATATTACTTAAATTGGAAAGTCAGGCAGAGGCTAGAGGGAGTTTATCACCTGATGGATTTACTGGTTTCGATTCAGAAACAGTTTCCTACCATTTTAAGTTATTGCAAAGTGCAGGGCTGATTGAAGCGATAGATTACTCCTCTCTAAATGAATTGAGCCTTGTTGCTCGGTCGCTGACTTGGCAAGGTCATGAATTCTTAGACAAAATTCGGAATGATACTGTCTGGAATGGCTTAAAAACTACGATAAAAAGCAAAAGCCTTGATTTATCACTTGATACGATAAAACAAGTAGCACAAACAATAATTAGCCAAATGTTGGCGTGATATTGCAAAAAAAAACAAACAACCCGATCAGAAATGGTCGGGTTTTTTATTGGGGTAAATAAATGAAATTTACAGACAAAACTACTCAAGCAGCCACACAAAGAACCATCACTAAAGATGGTTTTTTAGTTGTGCCTGCAACCATTTCGAAAGTTGGGGTGTTTGATTACCTCGCTACAGAACTAGGCTTAAAAGAAGATGGCATTAAAAAGGTCGCTCGCACTGAGAAATCGTTGTTTAGCGATGAAACGATTAAGAGTTTTGAAAATGCCACATTAACCGTAGGGCACCCAAAAGATGGGGTAAATGCGAAAAACTGGAAACAGCTCTCGGTCGGTGTCGTACGCAATGTTAAGCGAGTGGGCGATGAGCTCACGGCAGAGGCTTGGATTTATGATGAATCTGCGATTAAAACCGTGCAGGAGAATGGCGTTGAGCAATTATCTTGTGGTTATGACTGTAATATTATCCAGTCAAGCGTTAAAGATGCAGATTTTGAGATGTCGCCGATGATCGGCAACCACGTAGCGATTGTGGCAAAGGGTCGCTGCGGTGGAGGTGTAAAACTTGCCGATGAGGATAAAACCATTATGGGGAAAACCGCAAAAATGCTCGATGCGTTTTTAGGTGCGTTCGGCATCAAGTTGTCGGATGAACAGAAAAAACAAATTGAGGAAGAAGAAAAGTCTAGTGGTGAAGAAGGTAAAGAGCCAAAAGCAGGAACCAAAACTGAACCAAAGGAAAAACAATCTGAACCTGAAAACAAAAAGGAAGATGACGTGAACAAAGAAGAGTATGAAAAAAAATTAGCCGCAAAAGACGCTGAAATTCAACAGCTAAAAGATGCGCAAGCAAAACGTGATGCAGAAGCAAAACAAGCCGCTGTATTGGCTGATGCTAAAACCGCATTTAAAGAAGTCAATTTTGCAGATAATGCGACTGTGCGTGAAATTCAAGAAAGTGCGGTAGTTGCGCAGGGTATTTTTACTAAAGATGAGGCCGCCAAATTATCCGATGAGGAAATTTCGGGCGCATATCAAACTGCAAAAGCGGTTGTAGCTAAATTAGCGGATGAACGCAAATCACTTGGCAGTATTTTGCTTGGTGACGCTGCGATGAATAAAGCTGCGCCGTCTATCGATTTTAATAAAACTTACAACAGTTAGGAGTAATTAGATGAGTTATGCTTACGAACAAGCGCCTGCGCGTGCAGGTGAATTAGGCAAGGGCAATCTTGCAAGTGCAAAAACTACAGCAGAAAAAGTCACAGGTAAAGTAAAAGCAGGTGAATTTGTGGCATTAAATCCTGCAGGTGGCGTGAAAGTCTTATCCGCTAAAACAGATGTATTGGCTGGCGTGGTATTAGCAAGTCGCATTCGAGATGAATGGCCTGAAGGCGAATTAGTCGATGTGATGCACATTGGTACAGGCGATGCGATTTGGGTGAATATTGCACCAGAGAAAACCGTATCTCGTGGTAGTAAAGTGTTTGTATTAACGATGGGTGGTGATGGTAAAACTGGCGCAATCCAAGGAGAAGCCGATGCAAATGCGATTGAAACAGGCTACACCGTGATTGACGTTAAAGGTCAATTAGCGATGATTACAAAATTATAAGGGGTGATGAATGTCATTATTAACTTATGTACAAAACGGCTTAACGGCTGTCAGCAAAGAAATTTCAGAAACTAAATATCCTGAAATTGTGTTCCCGCAATTTGTCTATGTTGACCAACAAGCAGCAGTAGGCATTACTGAAAAACTTCACTATGGTGCAGATGAGCACGGTTCGCTTGATGATGGTTTAATTACCACTGGCACAAGCACATTAGACCAAGTGGAAGTCGGCTTTACGCCAACCCGCTCTTACATTGTGCCATGGGCTAAATCGGTAACATGGACAACACCAGAGCTTGAACAGGGTAAATTATTAGGATTAGCGTTAGATACCGCCAAAATTATGGCGTTAAACAAAAACGCACAACAAACCCTGCAAAAAGTGGCATTCTTGGGTCATGCCAAAGATACTCGCTTAACTGGTTTGCTAAACAACAAATCTGTTGAGGTGTACAACATCAAAGGCACGGCAGCAAATACGAAAGTCCAAGCGATGGATTTTGACAAATCAGTGGCATTCTTCAAAGAAATGTTCCTCGCTGGTATGGAAAAAACCAAACGCATTGAAGCGCCAAACACCTTTGCGATTGATTCGCTTGATTTAGCGCACTTAGCGTTAACGCAACGCAATAATACTGACACAACCGCATTAGAGTTCTTAACTAAGAGCTTATCTGCGGCTGCAGGTCGTGAAGTGGCAATTAAAGCCTTGCCGTCAAACTTTGGCACACGAGTCACAAACGGCAAAACTCGTGCAATGGTTTATGTGAACAGCAAAGAACACGTTATCTTTGATGTGCCAATGTCGCCAACTGTGTTAGCTGCTCAACAAAAAGGCTTATTAGCTTATGAATCTGGCTTACGCATGGCATTTGGTGGCGTAACCTTTATGGAGCCAAATTCTGCACTCTACGTAGATTACTAGGGAGTCATTATGCCAACATTTGATACGGATATATTCCTTGAGCGTTATCCTGAGTTTAAAGAGGTCGATTATGAAAAAATCGACCTTTTTTTATCGGATGCAGAAATGGAAGTAAGCCAATCTCGTTGGGGAAAACTCTACCAACGTGGCGTGTTGGCATTGACTGCTCATCTATTACGTTTGTCGCTTTGGACAACCGAAGGTGGCGGTGGAGCAAATAGAAATCTTGCCAGTGAAAGTGCTGGTGAGTTATCTGTTAGTTATGCCATGCCAACACTGACAGGCACCGATGTAGATTATCAATTAACGGCGTATGGCCAAGAGTATTTGCGATTACGTAAATTGGTTGGCATTGGGGTAATGGTGGCGTAAATGGCGGTGCAAATTAAGGGGAATTTAACGCAAGCAAAAGCGTTAATTGAGCGATTGAGGGCTGATAAAGACAAAGCGGTTTACGTTGGATTTCCTGCTGAGTTTGATGAGCCAGTCGAGGGGGCTGAGAATTTTAATCTCTCCTCTTTGGCGGCCGTGTTGGAGCTTGGCAATGAACATATTAAACCGCGTCCTTTTTTACGCCAAACGCTCTCAGAAAACCAAGAGAAATACACCGCACTTTTTGTTCGGTATTTTCAGGAAGGGATGGACATTGCGCAAATTTATAAAGAGCTAGCGATTAAGGCTCAAGGTGATGTCCAGCTTAATATAGCAAGAGGTAAATGGATTGAAAATGCAGATTCAACCAAAATAGCATGGAAACTTAAGGATGTTAAAGACCCTAAACGTAGGAAAAAACTTAGGGCTACATTAGATCCCAAAAGTATTAAGAAAAACCCACTCATATGGGATGGGCACTTGCGGGAATCAGTAAAAGGTATCGTTAAATGAGTTTAATCAACCAATATCCTCGCTTTTTGAATAGTAAATTTAGCCAAATTGTCACCGTGAAACATCTGCAAGGTGAGCATTCGCCTGATGGGTTTGGGGCAAGTTATACCGATGAAAGCGTGACTGCCATTGTTATGCCTACCTCTCCTAATGATGTGTTGTTATTGCCAGAAGGTGAGCGTTTTATCCCCTCAATAAAAATCTACACCATTAAGCCGTTAAAAATTGGCGATTTGGTTATTTATGAGGGGGAAACCTACAAAATAAAAACCGTAGCAAATTGGGGAAAATATGGATACCACAACAATATCGGCGTTAGACACAGCCAAACTGCGAAAGTGGATTCAACAGGCTTTACAGTTACCTAATGGTGCCGTTATTGGTGGCTGGCTCCCTGAAAATCCTTTGCCTGCTTTTATTACCGTGGATTTGATGACGAGCAATGAAATCGGGCAGGCTACGAGAGAATTTGACGGTAAACGTGAGCGTATCATTCAGTCAATGCAAAGCACAGTGAGTGTCTCTTGTTTCGGTCGAAATTCCCTTGCGCAGTGTTACAAGCTAAAAGCCATTTTCCAAAGTTCAGCGTTTCTTTCCTTTCTCAAATCAAATCACTGGGGCGTGATTCGTTTTTCAGATGTCCGCAATTTAACGGCTACCGTCGGGGCGGATTATGAAGAACGAGGGCAGTTTGATGTTGTATTTAGCCATCATCACATTGTTGATACACCTCTAGATCCGATAGAAAACGTTGAACAACGCACAAACCATTTAATTCAACAAATAGGAGGATAGCCTTATGGCATTATCTATCTCGCAGATTGTCAATGTGCAGTTAAATACTGTGCCAAAATCTGCCGCGCGTAAATCATTCGGTATCGTGGCATTGTTCACGCCAGAGGCAGGACAAGCATTTGCTGATGCGACTACGCGTTATGTTTATGTCGAAAATCAACGTGATGTAGAACAGTTGTTCGGCACAAATTCAGAAACAGCGAAAGCGGCACAGCCATTTTTTGCTCAGAGCCCTCGTGCAAAACAATTAATTATTGCGCGTTGGCAAAAAGAACCCGCAACCATTGATGCAACCAAAAATACATTAAGCGGTGCAACCTTATCGGATGATTTAGAGCGTTTTAAAGCGGTTGTAAATGGTCGATTCACTCTGACTATTGGCACTGAAACCAAGAAAGTAAATGGGCTATCTTTTGCTGACGCATCAGATTTCAATGCGATTGCAACCAAAATCCAAGCAAAATTGACCGCACTTTCCTCATCTTTATCTATTTCTTACGATAGCGTAGGGCAACGTTTTATCATCACATCTAACAACGCTGGAGAAGATAAAGCGACCGAAATCCATTACGCCTTTAATGGTGGCGGTGACGGTGAGTATATTGGCTCATTGCTTAAATTAGAAAATGGCCAAGCAAGCCGAAAAGTAGGTAAGGCATCAATTTCTTTGAAAAAAGAAACCGTTGCAGAGGCATTATTTAACGTAGCCGAAGTGAATAATGCATGGTATGGCTTTACGTTTGCTGCACAGCTTACTGATGGTGAAGTGGAATCTGCAGCAAAATACGCGCAAGCTAATACCAAAATGTTTGGTGCGAATGTTATTCGCGTTGAACAGCTTGAATGGTCTGCTGATAACATCTATAAGAAATTATATGATGCAGGTTTAGATCACACATTAGCGATGTTCGATAAAAACGATATGTACCCAGCATCTTCTGCATTGGCTCGTTTATTATCAACGAACTTTGCGGCAAACAATTCAACTTTAACGCTTAAATTCAAGCAACAACCAACTATTACGGCTGATGAAATTACGGCAACAGAGTTCTCAAAGGCTAAACGCTTAGGCATCAATGTGTACACTTATTTTGATGATGTAGCGATGATTGCTGAAGGTACGGTAATGGGCGGTAAATTTGCGGATGAAATTGTTATCTTAGACTGGTTTACTGACGCGGTGCAAAAAGAAGTATTTGCTCGATTGTATAAATCACCGACCAAAATCCCATTAACAGACAAAGGCCAAGCGGTATTAATTGCTGCCGTGGAGAAAGTTTGTTTAGAAGGTGTAAACAATGGTGCTTTCGCACCAGGTCAATGGACTGGCGATAGCTTTGGTAACTTGACGACAGGTGATTATCTTGAGAAAGGTTACTATGTATGGGCGGCACCAATGGATACGCTATCTGATAGCGACCGAGAGCAACGCCGTGCGACACCAATCCAAACCGCTGTGAAATTAGCAGGCGCAATTCATTCTAGCGATGTGATTGTGAACTATAACCGATAACATCAAAAAAGCGAAAAGCCAAGAGCGACAACCCTTGGCTTTTCTTTTACCCCTTATCCATACTAAGGAATAAATTTTGATTAAGTATACACCAAAATATCAAGTTAAGGTAGGTGGCAAAATGTCAGAAAAGGATGCAGGGATTGTTGGAAAACGATTGGCGCTTTCGGCAAATATCGCAGCAATTGGCGTATTGTTGTTTGGCTTATCTTTCGTGTTAAAAGTCTTTTTATGAGGAAAAACTATGGCAGTTTTCGATCCAAAACAAGTTGTCGTGTTATTAGACGGCAAAGAAATTAGTGACTGGGCAGACGGCTCAGATGTGATTAATGCGACTAACCAAGTTGATGCAGGGCAAATGGTTATTGGTGCAAATGGCACAGGCGTATTTATCGCAAACCCTGACCAATCAGGCAAATTAACCCTAAAAATTAAACAACATTCTGAGGATAACGCCTATTTATCGAAGTTGTTTAATCAACAAAAAACCAGTATTAAAACCTATTTACCGATGACTCTCGCTATCCGCGACTTAATCAATGATGATGTTGTCACGGCAAGCAAAGGGTATTTCACCACGCCTGCGCCTTACGTGCGTGGGAATGGACACAATGCGACAACCTGGACGATTGTGTTTGAGAGAATGACGATGAATCTTGAAAAAGGTGTTCAATAATGGAAAGTAAACAAATCAATATTGAAAATGTCACCTATACGATGACGCCAGCTAATGCGATGACAGCATGGACTGCACTCAAAAATGCAATGAAATTATTGCAATCAGTCGATTTATCATCATTAGGTAACAATAAAAAGCTCGGTGCAAGCGTATTGACGACTGTATTGGCGAATTTAGGCGACCCAAGCATTAAAGAGCTTGAGGATATCGTGCTTAAACATACCTCATGCGAACAAGATGGTAAACTATACCGACTGTCTGAACGTTTTGATAGTCATTTTAACCAACACCGTGGGCATTTAATCCCAGTATTAAAAGAAGGGTTGATGTATCAATTTGCTGATTTTTTTATCGGTGGGGGCGGATTGCTGAGCAATATTCAAGCCAATCTAAAAGCGAAGAAATAAGCCAGTCAGACAGCAAAGTTGACTGGTTTATTTTTACGCCCATTGTAAAAAACTTTTGTTCACTACACGAATTAAGGTCGGTTTATTCATTAGCCGACCTTTTATCTTTCCATGAAGTCATTGTTGAATTAAATCAAATGGAGCAACGCAATGCTACTCGATGAACTACTGATTAAAATCGGCATTGATGCGGATAGCCAAGCAATGCAACAGTTTGAGCGATTCCTCAATGCAATTGGAGACGGCACTGAAGACGCGGCAGAAAGTTTAGGTGCCTTTGGTCAAGCGCTGGAAGAGACGGTGAATGAGGCGACTGAACAAGTCAAGGATATGCCTGAGTTTAGAGAGTTTTTTGCATCGCTTGAAAAACTACAAGCTGAAACAGAAAATCTTTCTGAAGATGAAGCCTTAGATGCGTGGGTGCAGAAACTTATCGAAGGGGATAAGCTCTTATCTGAGTTTGGTGAGAGCTTTCTTCAAAACACCGAACAGCTCTCGAAAGAGTTACAAGAAGCGGGGTTAAGTGCGGAGCAGGTTGAGAAAGTTATTGGCAAACTCAAATCTGCGATTGAGCAGAAAACCGATGCTACCGAAAAAGATACAAAAGCCGTAGAAGATAACGCCAAAAGCACAGAAAATTTATCTGACAATATCATTGACTTGTGGGCGACCCAATATGGTGCAGTCGGATTATTGAATAAATTCGAATTGCTTGGCATTAGCATCAATAAAACCACACTTAAAGTTGCGGCATTTGGTGCGGCTTTTTATGCGGCAACCATTGGGGTGAAGAATTTTGTTGATGCTAATCTTGATGCCCTCGATGAAATTAAACAACTCTCGGCGGTTACTGGCGAATCAGCCGACCAAATTTACAACTTAGGTAAGGTTGCAGAGGTCAATGGCTCATCCGCACAGGCTGCTCAATCATCTATTGAAGGGTTGTCTCGTGTTATAGGCGAGGCAGCAACAGGTATCGGTCGAGGGGCTAAATCATTTGAGCAATATGGACTAAGCGCCAAAAAAGCGAATGGGGATGTTAAAACCTCAAGCGAAATACTAGGTGAAATCTCGGACAAGATGAAAGCAATGGGCGAGCAAGAGCAAATTGCGATGCTTGCGAAACTCGGCATTGATGGTTCGATGATTCAAACCTTGCGTCTTGGTAATGATGAGCTGAAAGAACAAATCGCCCTTGCAAGTGCGCTCACACTTGGCGTAGGTAATGCTGAAAATGCAGAAACTGCCGCCGCTTTTAAAGATGCGTTGACGCAGGTTTCTCAAGTATTTACGGCTATTGGCGAATATGTATCACTCCGTGTCGCGCCATCCATTCAGCGATTAGCCGAGCGGTTTACAAAATGGTTCATCGAGAATAATGAGTTTATCAAGGCCACACTCAACGGCTTTGGCAAAATTCTTTCATTCTTGTTTGAGTTAGCCGCAGCCATTGATAATGTTGTTGAATATACAGTTGGTTGGAAAACGACAATCTATGCATTAGGTGCAGCATTATTATGGTTAAGTCGACGGATGTTATTAGCTTTTGCGACCAACCCTGTCACATTGATTATAGCGGGCGTTGCAGCCTTGTTTTTACTTGTTGATGACTTTATCACTTATCTTGAAGGCGGAGAAACGGCATTAGGTGAATTTTGGAAGCCATTTAAGAGCGCACTTTTATGGGTAAAATCCACGTGGAAAAACTTTGTCGATAATTTTAGCGTCGATCCAATTGGTGCAACATTATCCCTCATCACAGATATGCTTGAGTTACCATTTAAACTTGGGCTCGCGCTTGTTGGTGGTTTATGGAATTTATTTACTGGCGAACAGTTAGATTTGGATGTTATCGAGACCAAGTTTGCTCAAGTCACAGACTGGATTAAAAAGCCATTCCAAAGTGCATTTGATTGGGTTAAGGGCTATTACGACCAATATATCGCACCGATTGTTGATACAATAAAAGGGTGGTTTAGTGATAGTGGCGAAAAGGTAGGCACGGCAAGTCAAAATACGAAAGCCTATGACACAATGATGTTTGACCCATCTTACACAGCGGCTCCACAAGTTGCTGCGGCAGGAGTCAATAATAAAACTTCAAATGCCGATAACAGTGTCAAAAATAGCAACAACAAAATCACCATTACGCAAAATATTCAAGGTACGGACAATCCAAAAGCAGTGGCAGACCAATCGGCTCGCGCGATCAATAATCAACTATCACCTGTTGTGGGGTAGCCTCTATGTTAAATTTTGCTCAAGTATCCAATCGTAGTATTGGCACAATAACATTCGATGTGGTTACAACAGAGGACCATCAGTCAGATTTATCTATTACAGAAAACCCGATTGAATCAGGCGCAGCCATTGCTGACCATGCGGTTATTCAGCCTAAACAAGTTACCATTAATGGTGTAATGGTTGATCACGACCATTCGACTTTTGGTTTAGACTTTCCGTTTATCGGCAATATTCGTGGCGGGATAGACTTTCTTAATAGTTTCCCTCTGCCAGTTAAGGTTATCACTCAAACATCGCAAGCTATCGCAAGAGCAGGAAGAGCGATTAGCCAAGTTGCAGGTGCGTATAGTCAAGCGAAGAGCATTCTTAATCAAGCGCGAACCATTGCCCCTTTTTTGCCTGATTTTGGGCTAGGCGGATTGCTTGATAGCAGTGCAGGGGATAGTAGGGTGCAAAAATGCTATGCCGACCTTGTCGCTTGTCAGAAATCGGGAGAAACCATTGATATACAGACAGGGATTAACTTGTACAAAAACATGCTAATCCAATCTGTAGCGGTCAATCAGTCACAAGATGGCAGTGCAACATTTACAATAACCGCTCGTGAGATATTTATTGTTGAGACACAAACGGCTCAATCTAAATCTAAGACAGGGGTATCGGGCAAGAGTAAAAGCGGTCGAGCAGCGGCTCAATCCGCAACAAAATCACAGCAAGGTTCTACTCAACCAGAGAACGATACACCTAAAAGAACCTCCTCGCTTTTCAATCTTTTTAAATGGTGGTAAGACGTATGCGTAAAATTCCATTGACACAACATCCTTATCAGGAGCAAACCTTTGAATTTAACGGCATAAAAATCCGCTTAACCTTGCGATTTAATAGTATTGGACAGTTTTGGGCGATGGATATATTTGAGCCAGTAAATCAAAAGCAGATTTGCCGAGGTCATGCGCTCGCGTGCGGAGTGCCATTATTGGCTCGCAGTACGCAGCCTTATTTCTTCTATTTGGACGATGAAAGCGGTGCTGAATTAGACCCAATGAGCATGGAAGATTTGGGCACTCGATGCTTTTTGTATATAGGCGAAAAGGCATCGTAAATTAATAGATAAAAATAACCCCGATAGCTAGGCACTATCGGGGTTTTTTATTCCAACTTTCCCAATAAAGAAGGAACAAATTTTGAGTAAGTATAGCAAAACTAAGTTAAAAATACACTTAAAAGAGGGGTTAGAAATGGAAACAAATGCAAGTCCGATTATGCGAGGTGCAATCGCATTCTCTATTGTTATCGTTGCGCTTGGCTTGTTTGCTTTATGTATTACACCGTTGGCAAATGTCCTTATTGAACTTGCTAAATAGCGCGAGGAGAGACAATGAAACAATTTGGCAGACGTTGGAAACTGGACATTAGCAACGACCAAGAAACGTTAAGCATTGAGCAATTACGTGTTGCGTTTGAAATTGATAAAACCATCAATGAAAAGCCTAATCCCGCTAAAATCCAAGTGTGGAACTTAAATCGAGACCATATCAACCAATTATTAAGCCAAGATTATAAGAAAGTCGCCTTATCGGTTGGTTATGGCGAGTTACGCCAAATCTATGTGGGAGATATTACCAAGACAAGAATCCAACGAGAGGGATTGGATTTTGTCCTTACGCTTGAGTGTTCAGATGGGCATCAAGCCTATACTCAGTCGAGAGCTAAAACGACATTAAAAGCAGGGGCAACAGACAAACAGATTGTCGAAGAATTGCAAAAGACGATGCCTAAAGTGCAGACTGGTGCCATTGACATTCCCAACCAACGAAAACTCCCTCGTGGTAGGGTATTAAACGGCAATAGCCGAGATATCCTCACCAAAATTGCGCGCAATAATAAGGCTGATTGGTCTATCCAAGATGGCTCGCTTATTTTCCTGCCGAAAGATAAAGTGCTAAGTGATGATGCCGTACTGATTTCCCAAGATACAGGAATGATTAATGCGCCAGAGCAAACCGATGAGGGATTAGAGCTGACTTGTTTACTCAACCCTGCATTACAAATTGGCGGACTTGTGAAAGTTGAATCTATCATTGAGTACTTCAATGGGGAGTACAAGATTGTAAAACTTGCGCATTCTGGCGATGGTATCGGTGGGGATTGGCACAGCAAAATGACGGTTGTTGGGGGCAAATTCCAAAAGGTAGAAAACCCTAAAAAATCGGGAAAAAAAGACAGGAAAAAATGACCGCACTTTTGTTAAGTGCAGTCATTTATATTAAATGACACCGACACGCAATTCGGCACCGCAAGCATGCGCATAACGTTGTAGTGTTAGAAATGAAGCCCGGCTGGCATTCTTTTCTAATTTGCTGATTGCCGGTTGAGTTACACCCATTTTTTCGGCAACTTGAGAAATAGTGAGACCTGCACGAATACGCATTTCTTGGAGTAGTGATTGCAGTTCCTCAATACGTTTTTCTTGCAAATAAAGTGCTTTAGTTTCTTCGTCTTGAAGCAAGGTCTCTTTTACTTGTTTGTAACTTATCGGTTTAACTTTCATCGGTCATTTCTCCTAAACGTTTTAAAGCTAATTCAATTTCTGACGGTGGGGTTTTCTGTGTTTTCTTAACAAAAGTGCGCAGGATATAAATTTTCTTCCCTATGGCAAAAGCAAAAAAGGTGCGCGAAATATCTTTATTGCCGGCGCGCAGTTCAAATAAACCATTACTCATTGCGCGCGTATGCGGGAAACGAAGCTCACTGCCTAATGTTTCTAACTTATCCAGAGCATTTAACGCTTTAGCTCGCATTATTGGAGATAAGGCTTCAATTTCGGCGAATGCTTCAGGGTGAAATAATAACTCGAACATAAAACCCTCATAACTTTTAAGTTATGCAAATCATAACACATTTAAAATATAAATCAAAGGTTATATTTAATGAACTACGAACAATCACTTGCCACACCTGAAACGGCGGTAGATCGGCAAATCCAACAGGACCGATTAAACCTTCACACAGCACTTCCTGCAAAAGTCGTGAGTTTTGACCCAGCAAAACAAACTGTATCACTTGCGATACAAATAAAAATGCAGTTAGTTGATGGGAGTGGGGCAGATATACCGCCACTTCTTGATGTGCCTGTAAGTTTTCCTCGTGGCGGGGGCTTTGCGGTGACATTCCCGCTTAAAGCAGGCGATGAGGGGATAGCCATATTTTCCGAGCGTTGCATTGACGGATGGTGGCAAAACGGCAACGCATCAACGCCTTTAGATTTTAGGCTACATGATTTATCCGATGCGATGTTTATTCCTGGAATATGCTCTGTGCCGAAAGCTATCGATGGATTTTTTACTGATGGGCTATCTATGCAGACCCTTGATGGCAGCACATACATCAGAATCAAAAACGGCTCGATTTTGATTAAAGGGAATATCGAACATCAGGGCGATACCTCGCAAACAGGCTCGCATAGCTCCACAGGTGTTATCTCGAGCGATACAGATGTAAAAGCAGGCGGTATTTCAGGTAAAACCCATAAACATACAGGCGACAGTGGCGGTAAAACAGGAGTGCCAGAATAAAAGTGCGGTTAATATTTAATGTAAAAAGCCAAGCATAGGCGTGCTTGGCTTTTTTTCATTCCAATTAAGCGAAATTTAAAAGGAATAAATCGTTGTGAAGTATATCAAAACAAAGTTACAAATTCATCTTTTAAAAGGATTAGATATGGAAACGCAAACAACCCCTTTAATTCGTTTTGCGATTGCTTTTGCTATCATTTGCTTAGGCTTATCCATTCTCACGCCATTTATTAACGCAATTAGATGGTGGTGAAATGAAAGTACGCAGAATAGATAGCAATCACGATTGGACATTTGGGCAAGGCTTTTCGAACTACGCAACAGAGTCCGATGCCATTGCTCAAAATGTACAAACTCGCCTTTGGTCATTTGCTAATGACTGGTTTTTAGACCTTGAGCATGGCTTACCTTGGCTTGAACAAATGGGGCGTGGGGTAAATATGGCAGACTGGGAAATCAAAATAAAACGCTATGTGTTAGAAACTGAAGGTGTAAGCAGAATAACTGATTATCAAGCTAATTTTGATGCAGATACACGCAAGCTGACCATATCGATTGATTACCAAGATATTTACGGACAACAACAAACCGCACGTTATGACGCTTAAAGTGCGGTAAGATTTTATTTCTTTTTTAGTCATTGCAAGCAATTTCTTGTAAAAAGAAAACTTTTCATCTATCATCTAGTGCGATCTTTTTTATAGATCACGCTCTTTAACAGCACTCGAAAGGAATGCGCCTACTTAACCTTGGTTTTGTGGGCTTTTGTTTTTGTGCTGAAGGAGGGATTTTTAACTTTTTTAAGGAAACGGATATGAAAAAACCTAAACACACCCATTGCATTAGCAATTTCTTGTTGGGGTTTGGTTCCATATTAAATATTGCCCCCGTTGTTTCCGTATCTTCTACAATTGAAATAGAGCCGAATGAGTATAAATATTTTAACAATGCTTGGGAAGAAACAGGGCGGCATTTACGTGATGCATTAAATAAAAGAGTATGGGGAAAATATGGAAATTAAAGATATTAATGCAATAAAACTAGCATTAAATGCTTGTACAGGGATCATTAATTTAGCAATGACAACAAAAAATGATTCTCAATCCAAACAAAATTTATTATCAGCTCTTGAAGCCGTAAAAGAGGTGTTGGATATATTAGAAAATGGAAAACGTGATAAAAATGCAGATATGGCGTATTCAATTCTTTACGATTGTTATCATAGGGCATTTGATATTGTAAACGGCAATCTTACCCCAGAAACAAAAAACTAATATTAGTTGACAGAGCAAAATTTAAAGCTTAGTATCCTCCCCAAGCTAGATAATCTAGCTTTAAGGTGTCGAAACCTTAACAAAAAAGCTTCCCAATGGAAGCTGTTTTTTTATGGGGTAAGATATGGGTCGAAGAGATAATATCAAAGCAAATTTAGCTAAGTTAAAAGAACGGTTTCCAAATGTCTTTTTCGATACTAAACCATTAGTTCCTACAATTATCGATGATATGCTTGCCGTACTTGGTGATGATGAGTTATCAAAAGTAGTTCGAGGTGCTATGCGATATTATTTAGATTCACCTAGCTATTTAAAACGTTTTGTTCGTAGAAAATGGATCAGAGATGTTAATGGTTCAAAAGTGAGGTTAATTACTGCGGAAGAAAAGCAACTAGCGAGAGAAAGATTAAATCAAATTAACGAACATAATTCCAAAGCCAATGCTGAATATCGTTTTGCTATTGCACTCGCAAGAGAAACGAAGATTGAATATAAGAAAGTTGAATTGCTTGAGCAGAAGAATCCTGAAAAAAGTAAAGTAGTTGTAATCCATAGACGAACGCCCAAAATTAAAAGTGAATAATTACAAAAAGCCCCTTGACACCCAAGGGGCTTTTTCATTATGATTTTTATCAAGCAGATAGTTATCTGCTCAAGGTGTCGTAGCCTTAAATCCAAAGCGGTTAGTCCGCTCCCGATAGCATAGCGGTTTTTTTATGCGCGAAATTTAGTAACCTTGTTTGTTTATTGCCATTAAACATTCATTGCGCATAACCACATCTTATCTATGCCGAGAGGGCGAGGAATAAAAAACCTTCGGGGAATAACTCCAGCCGACTTTGGACGGTTTACGAACCTCTTGGCACCCTATTTAGGGTAAATCTTAATTTCGTAAAAAAATCCAAAGGAGACAGTTATGTCTAATCAAATCTCAACCCAAACAATTTCATTCAACAATCAGTCATTAATTACCGTTGAGCAGAATGGTTCGCATTATGTGGCAATGAAACCTATTTGTGAAAATATAGGATTATCATGGGAGCCACAACTGTTACGGATTAAACGTGATAATGTGTTAAGTTCAACTATGATCGTCATGATCATAGTAGCCGAAGATGGTAAAAAACGTGAAATGATCTGCTTACCAATCGAATACTTAAACGGTTGGTTATTTGGAATTGATATTAATCGTTGTAAACCAGAAATCCGTGACACATTAATCAAATACAAAAAAGAGTGTTACCAAGCGTTACATGATTATTGGTTTAACGGCAAAGCTGAACGTAAAACCACGGTAGATGATCGCACAGGCTTACGCAATGCCGTAAATATGTTAGTCAGCAAGAAAGGCTTGATTTATTCCGATGCCTATAATCTTGTTCATCAATACATGAACGTAGAGCGCATAGAAGACATTCCCGCCGAAAAATTACAAAGTGCGGTGGAATATGTTCACAGAATCGTACTTGAGGGTGAATTGATTGCAACGCCTAAAAAAGATGAGTGCTTTAATTTTGAATTTACCGAACGCGAACTCCAACATCTCGTTTGGGCGTGGTTCGCTTTATTGCGTGGCACGGAACTTTGCCAAGTACTTCACCCAGCATTAAAACAAATTGGTTCACATTATTCTGCGCCCGTTCATGACATTGCTTACGAATATCGCAGCACTCTCCGTCAGGCGCAAAAAATATTAGAGCGAATCACTGAAAAATTTGAGTGCAAACAAGGCGATAACTGGCGTGTCTTAAAATATCTTCGAGCCTATAATCCTAAAGCAACAGGCTTTCAGCTAGACATACTATAAACAACACAAAATCCGACTGCTCTTACCGCTTACGGGAAACTGTAAGCGGCTTTGGGCGTGCTTAAAATCACAACCCGATCATTTCTGATCGGGTTTTTTATTGGAGAAAATATGGCAAAACTGATTGAAACAGGGATTCAAATTGAGCGATTAAACGAAATCGTGGCACGATTTGAAGATGGATTTAGACAAATCTATGGGCAGAATATCGACCTATCGCCCAACTCACCCGATGGGCAAATGGTGGGCTTACTTGCTCAGATGAAGATGGATATTGAGGAGCTAGCCGAGAATGTATATCGACAGTTAGATCCTGATGTTGCAACAGGTGCTTGGCTCGACCAGCGAGTTGCTTATGCAGGGTTGATAAGACGAGCGGCAAGCTATAGCTATTTGCGCTCAGTAATTTTGACAGGGGAGCCTTTAACTCACCTTTATGCGGGGATTGTAGTGTCTGACCCACATAAAGTGCGGTGGGTATTAACGGCAGATGTGCAATTAGATAGCAATGGTTCTGCTCGTGCAGACTTTCGTAGCGAAGAATTGGGTGCGTTTAACTTAATAAAGAACACGAATTTAACCATTGAGACCGTTACGCTTGGGCTTACCTCGGCAACCACATTCGAAAATGCCGAAATTGGCGAGGAAGAAGAAACCGACTTGCAATTACGAGAACGTTTTTTCATCAGTCGAACCAAAAATGCGCAAAATTCTGCCGATGCTATCCAGTCAAAAATTGCCGCATTGCCTGATGTTAGACAAGTTAAAGTGCTAGAAAACAATACTAAACAACGTGATAAATATGGGGTTGAGCCTAACTCGTTGAATATTATTGTAGATGGCGGGGCAGATGAGCAAATTGCCCACGTTATTTATGAAAATAAAGGGGCAGGGGTCGGGTTGCAAGGTGCTACAGAAACAATTTTAACGGTAAATGGCGAGCGTAGAGCATTACGGTTCGACCGTGCAGTACCTGTTGATGTGCAAGTGTCTATGCGTTGTGTTCGATACGAAGATTTTACTGAAGTAGATAAGGATGAAATCAAACGATTATTATCCATTCAACGCTTTGGCATCGGGCAAAATCTTTCACTTTCCCGACTTTATTCGCCAATTAATAAAGTGGGTGGTTTCTGGGTGAAAGAACTAAAAATTGGGCGTAAAGGGCAGTCGCTCACCACGGAAAATATTACCGCACAACCACGTGAATTAATCCGAATTTTAGCAACGGATATAACCATTGAGGTGGAATAATGGGCTATTCTGATTTGTTGATTTGGCAGTACCGAAACAAGCCCAAAGCCGTCTCAACGATTAAGCTGTTTGAAAACATTATCGGGCAAGGCTTTATCGATTTATATCGATTGCAAGATGTGCTGAATATTGAAACAGCAACAGGGCATCAGCTTGATTTGGTTGGTAAACACGTTGGGCAATTTAGGGTTATTAATGGCTATCAATTACGTAAATTTTTCGGTTTCCGCAATTCGCCCAATGCACTTGGATTTAGTCAAAAAAGACTAGGCGGTGCGCAATGGTATCGGAAACGAGACCCGCTGTCTGATTCCGTCAGATTATCTGATGATGATTATCGGTTCCTGATTAAATGCAGAATCCTTAAAAATTACCAAATAGGCACGCTACCAAACTTAATTGAGGCGTGCCTATTTATTTTTGGTGAAGGTTGTCACATTGTCGATAACTACGATATGACCGTCTCTATCTCTGTTCCAAGTGCTATCACATCTGATTTTAAGAAATTCTCAATCAACCACTTAGATATACTGCCACGCCAAGCAGGTGTGCAATATCTTTTCAACCTAATATAGAGGTCACATATGGCATTAGTAAATAAGCCAGATGAAAGCATTTTTGCGTCATCTGCAAAACAAGGTGAGGTCGATAATTTCCCTGACTTATTGCGTGGTTGGGGGGTTACGTTTGACCAAACACAGGGTATTCCTCCTATGGAGTGGTTTAATTTCTTGTTTAAACGACTTGATGAAAAACACGCTTATTTGATGCAACGAGGGTTGCCCGAATGGTCTGCTACACAAGACTATACAAAAGGCTCTTGTGTCCAGTTTGATGGCGTAAGCTACCGTGCATTAAAAGACAGTAAAAATAACAGCCCGAATGAATCAGATTCGCAATATTGGGTACGTTGGGGGTTTGCGTTGAGTGAGATTGCTCAGGCGACATTAACTCAATATGGAATAACCAAACTCTACACTGGCTACGATAGCCAAAGTGAAGATTTAGCATCGACGCCTAAAACCGCTTATCAGCTAAAACAGCTTATTGACTCCAACACACGTGCGCTTGGCAATGTTATCCCAAACAGCAAGAAATCCTCTGCCGTAGATAGTAATAGTGCAGACACCGTCGCAACCAGTGTAGCGGTTAAAACGGCTTATGACCTTGCCAATAGCAAACAATCCCCAGCCACAACCTTAGCTGGCTATGGTATTAATAATTTTAAGGTGGAAAATGGTAGCGGTAATATGAATGATTATCGCACTGACGGTATTTATTGCTTTGATACACTTTACGGAGTAAGTAATTCACCTAGAGATACAAATAGTGATATTTGGTCTGGAAATCTTCAGGTCATTACAGGTGGTATAGGTAATGAAAGATGGTGTCGGCAAATTTTCCACGTACATTATTCGAAAGATACCTATATTCGCTGGCAAGTGAGTGTCACTAATGATGATTGGTCAGCATGGGAGAAGTTGAATGATATAGAGCCGGTAATACGCGCTCTGGGCACAAAGGCAAATATAAGTCACACGCACACGGCAAATCAGATTACAGATTTTAATACGGCTGTGAGAAATTCATTTTCGGGCGTAAGCTCTGAAAATGGTTGGTGTAAATTGCCTAATGGTCTAATTTTACAATGGGGAAAAATTACATTGCCAAATCTAACAAACGAAAAGACTGGAGTATGTACTCTCCCTGTTACATTCCCCCTCGCGGTATTTTCTATCATCATCGGTGGGGTCTCTGGCTCAATTTCACAAGATGGAAATTCGCAAGAAGGATTTTCGATCACTCAGCAAACCACCTCTAATTTTACATGGGTATCTAGCTGGGAGTATCGCAATAAAGATGCATTTAATAACGCGCCCGCACAGTGGATTGCAATCGGTTACTAATAGAGGTAAATCATGACTATATATTTTAATCCTGATGACATAGCATTTTATTCCGATGAACTTTATAACAATATCCCATCGCAAGCAGTGCCGCTTAGCGATGAGCAGTACATAGCATTACTTAACGGGCAAACACAAGGTAAACAAATCATCGCAGATAAAATAGGAAACCCTGTATTAATTGACCCTCAACCCAGTGCGGCACATGTGTTAAATCTTGACACGCTCACATGGGATATTTCAGCCGAAAAACAAAGAGCACTTTTTGCACAACAAAAAGAAAGCTTACTCAATAAGTTAGCGGATAAAGCTGACCAACTAAAAAATGGATTACTGGCGGGCTATCCACAAACAGAAATTGAAAGTTTTTATCGTCAGGAAAAAGAGGCTCTCGCATGGCAAGCCGACCACAACACACCAACACCGATGCTTTCACAAATTGCTCGCGTACGTGGTGTGCCACTGGATATGTTAATTAACAAAGTGATTGAAAAATCCGCTCAGTTTGCTGTGGCGATTGGCATCATTATTGGGCAACGTCAGGCATTTGAAGACCGTTTGTTGGCTTTAAAAACGCCACAAGAATTAACCTCACTTGAACAGGAGATTGAAGCATGGACATTCAACGCAAATTAAAACGCTATAGCTATCACGTGGTCATTGCCATAGACCAACTGTTTAACGCCCTCACAGGTGGCGCAGCAGATGAAACCCTTTCCAGCCGCACCTACCGTGGCGCAATACTGGCAAAACAGCCGAAAAAACGCTGGCGTGTGTTGTATCGCGTCATCAACGGCCTTTTCTTTGACCGCAATCACTGCAAAATGGCCTATGAAAGTGAAGTTTCGGGCAAACAACATGATAAACGCTTTAAGGCGGTGCAAAATGGCTGAGATTATTTTTAACTGGATTCGTGGCGATGACGAAGCAGAAACCCTAGTGTTTACCGAAGAAAACGGCGAACCTTTAGATTTTACCGGTAGTCGGTTTGATTGCGATATTGTGCCTTTAGGCAGTGCAAGCGAGAAGATTCACTTATCGACGGACAACCAAAGCATCCTAATCAACGCGAATGAAGTCAGCCTTATCATCGCCCATGAACTCACCGAAAACGTGACATGGAGAGAGGCAAGATTTGACCTGCAACAAACCACGCCAGACGGCAAAATTAAAACGTGGTGTAACGGAAAAGTGCAGTTACAACACGATATTACGAGGAGAGTATGATGCAAACTATCCAAGTAAAACCTAAACAAACTGTGCAAATCAAGGTGAAGCCTTGTGTAAAACTGGCAAGCCTTGCACTGTTTGATTCAGCACTTTTAACAATCTATCATCAAGCTAAAGAGGACTACAAAAATGGAAAAATTAGAAATTAACCAACAAGACAAAGCTTTTATCTATCAAGTTGGAAAAGACATTGCCCACTTAGAAGGGGCTGTGGCCGCCTTACAAGCCGCCGTTACCGCTCAACAGGGTAAAAAAACTCAATGGGTGCAGAAAGTGACAGCTAAACCAGGTACGGTTTTTGGAGGGATGGCACAAATTAAAGTCCATCCTAACCTGGTCAACAAAATTTGTGCTGTTAAGTTAGGGGATTATACGCCGACATTTGAACAGTTGGGCGATTACTTCGAAATGCAAAAAAATGAAGATTCTTTTCCGATTTATTTTATTGCCCTTGCAGACCAACATGAGCATGTTGATTTTGAGACTGAGGTGGAGTGATAAATGTGACGGCGGGTAATTCCGCCGTTTCTTATATCTAATTTAAACGCCCTTTAATGATAGTTTAAAGGGCGTTATGTTTCTCAAAATTTTCGGACGGCAACAAGAGTAGCGATAAAAAGTGCGATTAAATCAAAATAAAATCGCACTTTTTTTAATTTAAAAATAGCATTATTATAGCCCTGTAACTTTTTTAATTTCGGAAAAATGTGTATAGTTTCGGAAATTACAGGCGTTATAGATTTTTAATAGTATGATTTTATTTATAAAATTTTGGTGCTTTGAAATTTGTACGTTTTGACTTCAAACGCGCGTAATTTATATTAATACAGTTTTACGTAAGTTAAAAAAGCTCGTCAAATTTGACGAGCTTTTTTGTTTTTATAAATAATTATTTTTCACAATATATTAGTTAGAGAGTGTGAAAGCTGGTAATACAGTAACGTTCAAAGCAGGTAAAAACATCAAGTTAAAACAAGATGGTAAAAACTTTACTTATTCGTTAAATCCAGTGTTAACTGACATGACAAGTATTGGTGGAAATGGAACCACTATGACTTTTAATCCTCAGGGTGTAGATTTAGGTAATAAAAAAATTACAGGGGTTAAGTCTGCATTAGATACTACGCCAGTAACAACAACTCCAGGTACCCCAGTAACAGATCAACCTAACTTAGTGAATTTAGGAACTAAGCCAGGTGAGAAAGCTCTACCTAATAATGTATTAAATTCTGCAGCAACTGTTCGTGATTTAGCGAATATGGGATGGATTGTATCTTCTAATAAAACAACTGATGCTTTAGGTGAAGCATACAAAGATACAGTAAAAAATGCGAACGAAGTGAAATTCATTGGTACTGGCGCAGCAACGGTATCTGGTAAAACTGTAGATGGTATTCGTACTATTACAGTAGATGTAAAACAACCAGAACCACAAACTGAAACTTTAACATCTACAGGCGGAAAGGTTACAAATCCTAAAGATGATAATGCTAAAAAATTAGTAACTGTAGGTAATGTTGCAGATATGATTAATAAATCTGGTTTTAACTTAAAGACTTCTGCTGATAAAAATAGTAACGGTGAAAAAGCTAAAGGTACTAAGGATGCTGGTGAATTAATCAATCCGGGTGCAACTGTTGAAATGGTTGCTGGCAAAAATATGTCTGTGAAACAAGATGCTGATGGTAAAGTAACTTATGCAACTAAAGAGGACGTTGAGTTTAATACAGTAAAAGTTGGTAATAATAAAGATGGTAAATCACCAGTTGAGTTTAAAACCGAAGCGGCTAAACCAGCGACTAACAATGCTGCTGAAAAACAACCAACAACTGCGTTAAATGTAACTTCTTCTGATGGTAAACCTACCCAAATTACAGGTGTTGCTTCATCATTGAATACTAAACCAGTAGAAACTGCACCAAATGGTAAGGACGGGGCTAAACCTGAATCTAATCTTGTTGATTTAGCAAACGCAACTACGCCAAATGCAGCTGCAACAGTAGGTGATTTGCAGAATATGGGCTGGATTGTTGGTGCGCCTGAAAATGGTTATGTAGATACAGTGAAGAATGCTAATAAAGTGAATTTTAAAGCTGGGGCTGGAATTTCTGTAACTGGTGACACTAAAGATGGTGTTCGTGAAATTACTATTGGTATTAAAGACGGTGAAGTAGTTAAACCAAATGAAGATCCATCTTCACCTAATACTGGTGCGGGCTATGTAACAGGTAATAAAGTAGCTACAGCGATTCAAAAATCTGGTTTTGTGATTGGTAAACAAACAGCTGCGTTAGCTTCTGAGGACTTCAAAAATGAAGATGAAAAAGTTAACCCAGATGATCAAGTTCGTTTTGCAGATGGTAACAACACGAAAGTGAAGTTAGCGACCAAAGAATCTGTTAACAATGACGGAACAAAAGTAACTACCACGACAGTAAAAGTGGATGTAACAGGCTTACCAGTTCAATATACTGATAAGAAAGGCAAGCCAGTGACTAAAGTGGGTGATAAATACTTTACTGTTGATGATAAAGGTAACCCAACGACAACAGAAGTGAAACCTGCGGACTTAACAACGAATATGGTTAATCCAGCGGCAGCACCGAATGAAATTGGCGCACCAACGACATTAGGTAACGTGAAATCTAACTTGCCTGAAACGAAGAATGGTAATAACCCTACATTGAATCAGGCTGCACCAACAGCTGAAGACGCTGATAAAGTTAAAAATAATGCAGCGACCGTATCTGATATGTTGAATGCAGGTTGGAATTTACAAAATAATGGTGACGCGAAGGATTTTGTAAAACCTTATGACACTGTTAACTTTGTCGATGGTAAAGGTACTAAAGTTTCAGTAGAAACTGAAAATGGTACGACAAGTAATGTGAAATTTGACATTGATACAGGCAAAATCACCAATAAATCTGATGGTAGCGTTCAAGGCCCAGTTACGCCTGAAATGCAGAGAGTATTAAAGGATGCAAAAGATGCATATAATAGCTTACCACCTAATGCACCAGAAGCAGTACGTAAGGTTGCTAAACAAGCAGTTGAAGATGCTGAAAATAATATTGCAAATGTTGAAAATAAAGTGGCGACTGCACAAGATGTAGCAAATGCAATTAACAATTCAGGCTTTACATTAACCACTTCAGAAAATGGTGGGAAGAAAATTTCAGGTACGCCAGAAATGATCAATCCAGGTAAAAAAGTTGAAATGGTTGCAGGTAAAAATATGACCGTGAAACAAGAGTCTAACGGTAAAGTGACTTACGCAACCGCTTCTAATGTAACCTTTGACAGCGTTCAATTCGGTGATAATGGTCCTAAGATTACTGGAAATATCAATGTTGGTACAGCGACAGGCGCACCGACTAAGATTACAGGCGTAGCACCAGGTGAAATTTCAGCAACTTCAAAAGATGCGGTAAATGGTAGCCAGTTATATGCGATGGGTAATAAGTTACAGGGCCAAATTAATAAATTAGGCAACCGTATGAATGCGGGCATGGCGACTTCTGCAGCTATGGCAAACTTGTTACAACCGCATAAACCGGGTCAATCTGTGGCAACAGCAGGTGTGGGTCAACACAAAAACCAATCTGCGGTAGCAGTGGGTTACTCTCGTATTTCTGATAACGGTAAATACGGTGTTCACTTCTCAATGGGTGCTAACACTCAAGGTGAAGTGACCGGTGGTGCAGCAGTAGGATACTTCTGGTAATCTAACCACACAGTATAGTAAGTAATTAAAGGGCTAAGTTCTGTAAATAGAACTTAGCCCTTTTAGTTTGATATAAAAATAAGATAAAAAATGACCGC